AAGAAGGTGTTTAAATTATATGCGGAATAAGAAAAAAGGCCACACTTTTTGGGCATGGCCTTCGTTCTTTTTACAAGCTAGATTAAGCGTTGAAATCTACGCCATAAACATATACATCAACCGTTGCACCGATTGAAGCAGTTGTCAAAGGAGTAGTTACATTCACCCATAACTGTTGACCAGTTGCCAAAGTAGTTTGAGCATTAGCCGCACCAGTAACGATACCCAAAGGAGTCGTTAAGTTAGTAGCCGCAATAGCCGCAAACGCAGAGGCACCGCCTTGAGTTGTGGACACATTCAATACCAAACCTGTTGGCACCACATTGGCACCACCATTGTTGAGGTTAGTCACATTCAAATCAGTGAAAATATACTTTGCAGTATTTAGCACTTGCATTGGATATGAACCAACTGCATTCGGGTTCACGCCTTGAAGCACACCTAACAAGCGTTTAGCTTGGTTGGTAAGCACATTCTGTGGGTGAATCGAAATGGTTTGACTTGGGCCACCATTGATAGTTGTTTCGTATGACATAATTATTTTCCTTTAAAAGTGTTAGAGAGCGGCCATTAAGCAGATACTCGGCAAGCCAATTCACGGTAGAGCGGAGCCCAGCCGTAAAGCACATCCACACGAGTTGGAATGGAATCATTGTTGATGGTGTATTGACGAACCACACGGAGTGACAAGCCAATTTCTTTGTCAGACGCACGGCCTGCAAAGTGAACACCCTCAGGCAATTCCAAATCAGCCATAGCCAATGTGAACGCATTGCGGTGCATCACGATGTTCTGTGGTGAAACTACGGCGGAACCAAACACATTTCCGAAGAAGTTCACATTAGATGCCGCAGGTGCAGGAATGCTTACGTTTTGGAATTGACCAGCAGAAATAATTGCAGGAGCAATCGTTACTTGTGTGCCAGCACCAACTGTCACGGCAGATTGAACTACGAATGAACGCAGTTTATTTGTGCCGTAGGGTTGACGGTTTTGTGGGTTAGTTGCATAAACACCATTGATGGTGAATGTGTCACCAGCGTTGAAGTTTACTGTGCCGTTAGCCGCAGTCATTGTGATTGTGGTTGTGTTAGCCCAGCCGCTTGTCAAAATGCCACCAGTTGTTGATGTATTTACGGAAGCAGTTGTGTTAGCCGCAGACAATGTGCCGAATGTTTGGGACACAATGTTTTGGTCAAGACGCCAGTTCATACCACCGCTATCACGGCCCATCAAGCCTTTACGATACTGTTCACCGATAGTATCTTGTGGCACAAAGAGGCCTTTCAAGCTATCAACAGTTGAAGCAGATGTAAATGGTTCGATGATTGCTGAACGGCGGCCATCACGAGGAGCACCTTCAGAATCCAAATACGCTTGGGCATTTAACCAAGTGTAGAGGCCTGTTGGAGGGGTTCCAGGTGTGCCAACGATGTTAGCAGTTTGCAAAGCGGCCATTGTGCAACCGTCAAAGTCAATCTTATTGGCTACGGCGGCCACAGCAGGTTTTAGCACTCGATCACTGAACATATCCAAAGATAACGCAAGATCCTGCGTGGTGAATTGAGTATCCACATGGAATTGTGTGCTCAAAGTTACTGGGGTACTTGTTTCATTGAGGTCTTCAACATTCAAAGCTGGACCTGTGGTTCCAATGAAACGGCCTGGACGTCTTACATTGACGGTTGCTCCGATTTTGGCACCAACTACAGCAAACTGATCGTCATAGTTGCGGTCTACTTCAGATGAAAAGGTTAGTTCGTTTTCCAAGACCATCAACGCTTCGTTTGTGATCTTCGAGATCGTTAATAAGGTATTACTCATTTTAATTCTCCAAAAAAATTAGGGTTATCTGATCTTCCCAGCTCGTCTGTCGGCTTTCCATTGGGCATAAGAACCACGATATTCTCCATCGGAGCCCACCATGCTTTCCATCCCTCTGGCACTTCCACCGCCTAACGGCTTAATCGGATCAGGTGCTTTACTTCTAACACTAGATTCTTGCTTGGCTTTTGGCTTTGGAGCCTCCAGCTTTGCCTCTAATTTTCCTAAAGCAATAAGAGCCTTTGCAACGGGCATTTTGGCTATCTCTTTGGCAAAGTCCTCATCTTGTGCAAGGTGATATACGAGTTGAGCTCCTACATCACTTTCCATAATGGCTTGAATGATGTTGTTATCAACTTGAACATTCATGCCTGATACGACTTCGTCAAAATCAGCCAAACCACTTTTTTTAGCCTGTTCCACCTTGTCAGCCCAAGACTTTTGAATATTGTCTTGTGCAACTTTGGCTTGTTTTTCAGCCTCTTGAGCATCCCTTTGCTTTAAAGCATTTTCCACACTCCAATCAGCTAGGGCTTCAGCGTATTCCGCATAGTCCCTAAATTGGTCTGCTTTGGGCTTTTCAGAGCTCTTTACCTCTTTAGGAGGTTCAGACTTCTGTTGGCCTGCTTCTAACTCTCTTAAGCGGCTTTCAGCGGCATTAGCACGGGCATTAGCTTCATCCCTTTGCTTTGTTACCTTAGAAAAACGCTTATCTAACTTTTCGGACTTCTTAGTTTTTTCCTCTAGTGCTTTAGCTTCTTCCTCTGCCTTAAGTTCTTCCTCGTTCAACGCTGGCTCTGGGGGTGTTTCCCCAGCCTCAGGAGGCTGTCCGTCAGTTAAACCTAATTTTTCTGCATAAAAGGTTGACGCATTTTCACTACTGACTACATTTGATGCTACTCGTTCTTCGGCCATGATTGCTCAAGCTCCTCAGTTGGTTTAAAAATACTACAAAATTTAATTATTGGCTATTTTTTCCTGCCTTTTCTGCACTTTTTATGGACTTCATAGCACTCTTAATGTGTGCCCGTTCCACTTTAAGCTCATCTTTTGTTTTGCCTGCATAAGGGTTAGGGGCCTCATACTTTTGTCCTGCTCTACGAGCCATTTCCCTTAATTGGAATTCTTCTAAGTTTTTACTGGTTACTGTTGGCATAGTCCCTCCGTTGGTTAGCCTCGTTTGTGGTCATAAATTACAGCGTCATTGCGGCCTGAATTCATATCACCGACATTGCCTTCCTGTCGGCCAATTTGGGCTTGACGATTCCTTACCGCCATATCTTGAATGGCTTGTTTAGCCTGAACTTCCGCTATTCCATTGGGACGCTCAAAAGCCATGTGCTTTGGCATTTTTAATGGCTTGAGTTGTGGTTTTTTAGCGTTCATATTCCTCTTTCAATGGCCTGTGTTTCAGCCTTATGTAAATTACCTAAATCCATCTGAGCCAATAACATAGCTAGTTGGGCCTTCATAATTTCAATATCTTTCTGAGTTTCAGTTTTAACGATAGTGTCGTTTGCCACAACCTCTGCCCTAATTTCAGTATCGTATTTCTTGCCATCGACTTGCATTTTGGTGCGTTCGGTAGCGGCGGCCTCTTTTTGTTGGGCAACTGATGCACCGTATTTCATATCCATCTGCAAGGCTTGAAGCTGTTGCTGTAGCTCTTGGATTTGCTGTTGGCCCTGCTTAATCATCATTTGGGCCATTGGAGGCACTTCGGACTTATCGTCAATTTGGGCTAATGGGTTTGTTGCCGCCATGCGGTCAGCAATAACATCGGCCCCTGGGAAGTCCAAGTTGCGGAACAGTAAGTCACCTGCCACTTGCATAAGGGTTGGGTCAGCCTGAACCATTTCGGTCATAGCCGCCGCCGCTTCCTGACGCTTAGAAGCATATCCAGGGCCTGTTTCCATCACAATATCGTATTCACCAACGGTAAGGTCGTTCTTAATCTTGTCCACGCCCATTTCATCAACGGTAGCGGTATTGATTGGGGTCATTTCCCCTTTGCCGTCTGCACCAATAATCCGCATCATGCGTGGCTCGGAATAGATGATAGGAATGAGGTCCAAGCAAATACGGCCCGCCTGATTAATGGAACGGGTTAGGTTGTCAAAATAGTGGAAGTTGGTCATATCGGTTTGCTGTTGCATACCGTTTATGGCCTTGCCTGATTGGTTACCGTTTGGCAGTTGTGTAGGGTCATAAATACCCACGACTGCCTTTAAGTCCATATCCAAGCCTTGCAACGCTGTAACCATGCCTTGTGGCGGTGGTTCAGGATTTACACGGATTGGAGGAGGAGCTTCACGGCCCTCAGAGTCAGTTTGCTTATAACGCAATACAGGCATTGACTTAATGTTAGCTTGCGTCCATTCGATTTCGTGCCCTTCGTCTTGCCCCTCTGCCAACAAGTATTTGGCTTTAGGTGCCAAGGCAACGGATTCGGTAAGGGAGGTTGCCCAAAAGTTATACATACGCTGTGGGTCTTTAGCCATACGGGTTAAACCAAACTTTTTACGCTTGGCATCCACAACCAACTCTTGACCATAGACGGGAATTACAGGTATGTATTTGCCTGGCCAGTCCTTACGGTCAATGATGGTGTCACCCGTCATTTTTACCCACTTAATCTTTTTCTCGGTAGTTACACGGCGTTGCACTTCATACACGCCAGCTTCTAGCATCATGTCTTGGCTAGGCATTTCATCTGCTGGGACGGAGGTGCCATCGGAGAGCAGAACGATAGTCTTGTTTGTATAGACGGTGTAGAAGTATTCAGCAAGCCGAATATCTTCACGGGTAATCCACTCGTTTTGACTATCACCAGTGCCACGCTGAGAAAAGTTAATTTCATCGTCCACATCAGGATACATTTTCCTAAAGGTTTCACGGGGAATCATTTCGGTAATGAGGCATTTTTCAGCGTCCGACCCGTCATACATTTTGCTATTAGGGTCAAAATAAACGGTGAACGGGTTGTCTATCCGCTTAATGTAAATCTCTTGCTCAAAGCTATTAGGGTCTTTGAAGTCATAAACTACACGGAAGAAGCCCCAACCCATACGCACTGCAAAGCTAAAAGCCGTGTCATAGGCGGCATCGGCATCGGATTGGTATTCAATATGACGCAATAGGCCTGTAATAACTTCGGCCACCTTTTCGTCCGATTCACTATTCATGCCAGTGGCTCTCATGCGTGGCCGTGCTTGGCGTTGTTGGTTTTCAATTTGGCGGCAGTAAGCGTCCACTTTGTTGATCGTTAAGAAGGGACGGGCTTCAAGCAATCGGGAGTTTTGGATTTCAACAGGCCATTGGTCACCTGCCGCAAACTTTAAGTCCTCTAAAGCCTCAACACGGTTATTGCTATCCGCTTGGTTGCAGAACTTTAAAAACTCTTTGGCTTCCTCAATAACGCCATTGTCATCATTGAGGTTTTCACCTTCTTGGTCGTAAATGCCCATATTTA